TCTAGCTACCTTTTCATCTTGGTAGATAACAGGTCCATATGTACTTTCGACAAGATGCGCAATTTCGTGTATTACATCCTCAGTAAAATCTTCATCAGTTTCTAAATCATTCGTGACATATATCGCCCCGTCTTTATAGAGCGCATTTATTTGTCGCTCAGCGAATTCTGGGAAGTTTCCTATAAAAATACTATCTAGGCCATACACCAAATGACGTGGTATCATCTCTTCTATAGATACTAAACAAGAGTCCAAATCAATATAATGTGGAACAGGATCCTTTAGTAGGACAAGTATATCGCCATAAATATATCTTTCGCGTCTTTGCGAAATGGCATCTGAAGCACTTTCAGTTATAAAGACGCTAAGATTTCGTCTGGTTATGTTTATTTTCATTATTTGTCTCAAGATCACAAAGAGCCTGGTGATATCCTCGAAGAAAATTCTCACCAGCTACAGCCATTGTGAATTCAGGAAACTCATCTGCCAAGGTTTGTACAATCATTTCTACTGTAACATTCCCGTCATCAGGGTTGTGTTTGTTTCCTACGTATTGGACGAGCCAAGACTTTAATTCATTGTCTTCCTCAACCACTTCTCTAAGCTCAGGGTTGTCCCACTCATCAAAATCTTCTGTTATTAGATCGTTCATTTTATAAGACCTTAGCTGCTAGAGTTGCAACTTTGGATCTCTCTCCTCTCTTCAGGGTAACGTGACCAGATAAATCAAACTTTTTAAATTTCTCTACTGCATATGTCAAACCGTTTGATGTTTGATCCACATATGCATTATCTATCTGCTCAATGTCGCCTGTTAGGACAATTTTAGTCCCTTCACCGACTCGTGTAATTATAGTCTTTAGCTCATGACTTGTTAAGTTCTGCGCTTCATCTATAATTATGAAGGCATTTGAAATTGATCTACCTCGAATGTAAGTTAAGGCTTCAATCTCAATTAACCCCTTTTCAAAATACATATCAAGCATGTTCTTATCGCCACCCATCAAGAACTCAAGGTTATCCCTAATGGGTGCAAGCCATGGCATCATTTTCTCCTCTAGTGTCCCTGGAAGAAAGCCAATATCCTTACCCATTGGCTGGACTGGGCGGGAGACAATTAATTTTTTATAAGTCCCCTCGTCTCTACTCAGACACTGCTCCATGCCAGCAGCAATTGCACACAGCGTCTTGCCACACCCCGCTCGACCAACCAAAGAAACAATTGGTATATCCTCATTCATCAGGATATCGAGGGCAAAAGACTGTTCTTTGTTTCTAGCTCTTACGCCCCATACACCATCCTTGAAAGTTACCACCTTCACAAGCGGAGAGTTGGGATTAACATAACGGGCCAGGGCTGTCTTCTTTTCATTTGAATTTGAAACAAGCATTATGAATTCATTTGGATTAGATTGTATCTCCTCATCTAACGTTATTGACTCACCATTGTAAAACTGATCGATGATCTGATCGTCTACCAAGACTTTTAAAAATCCGCTGTATAGCTCAGAATCTTTGTCTAATACTTGAGCAGCTTTAAAATCTTCTGCGTTAATGCCCACAGAATCGCATATGACGCGCATGTTCACGTCTTTCGATACCACGATCACTTTACGTCCGGGGTTCTCCCTCTCTTCTGTTAGAGCGGCACCAATGATAATATTATCAGCCAAATTAGGATTTAAGTCTGAGGGTAGTTCTGTAAGTGGGTGGTACCCCTTAACTCGCAAAATGCCTTTGCCTTTTTCTATACGAACACCTTTTTGAAGATTGCCCTTAGCCCTAAACTCATCCAAGATTCTAATAATCTTACGAGCATGGGAACCCACTCCGTCTTGACGCTTTTTGTGCTTATCAATTTCCTCCAATACTTTAAGAGGAATAACAATGTCGTTGTTACCGAATTCGTAAATTGACATCGCATCTGTAAGGTATACACTGGTGTCAATTACATATATTTTTTTCTTAGCCATTAGCCCTCCGAGGCATTATTAACTAGTTTTTTACAAATAAGAAAGCCCGCTAAATGCGGGCTTGAGCTTTTTCATATTGGTTAACTGCCTCATACAAGACAATATTTGTGGCTTGTGATGTGTTCAAGCAAAAACCCACTCCAGGCATTGGAATGTAGACGATATCGCTATTTAACAAAACTTCACTTGGAATGCCAGTTGTTTCATGTCCGGCAATAATGCACAATTTAGATGAAAAATTAAATTCATACTCCTTTAAAGGAACTGCTGTCTCTTCCAGTTCAACTGATACAAGGTTCATGTGATTTCTTCTGGAAAATTCCATGAACTCTGATGGAGTGGAAAATTGCCTTAATTGTACGTAATCAAGGGTGCTTCCACTAAGTTGATTTATGGTTCTCCTTGGAGGAATCGCACCTATAACATTTATAGCACTAATCCCAAAACAAGCTGCAGCTCTTACTAAGTATGCTAAATTAACGTCGTGATTGAAGTTTACAGTTGCCAGTTCAATAGGAAACTTCTTGGCTACATTAAGTTTTTTATTATAGCGATCTCTTCTCGTCTCGCTTCTCATGTTAATATTCTCTTACTTCGGCGTGACCTTGTTCTACAAGAAGGTTGTTGACATTTACCTCATTCACCCAAAGAGTGCCTATGTATCGGCCATATTTACCCTTTTTATCTTTAAACGTTTGAATAACAATATCTTTATTCAAAACTTGATTTTTCAGGAACTCTCTGGCGGCAATTCCGCGTGCCTTCTCCTCTGCGGAGCCTCTTAGTTCTGGTGTATCAATACCTTTTAGTCTAACTTTAATTTTGGCGCTGATACCAAAGCCCAAATCAACCACAGCTGTTACAGTGTCCCCATCATACACACTAACAATCTTAGCTCTGTAGGTATACATTTACCTAAACGTTTCACAGAAGTTAATATCATAGCCAGCGTCATTGAGGGCCTTTTGGTGATCTAGGCCACCTTTATATGAACCAGGAAGCTCAATAAAACTTTTAATTTTTCCTGTCTCATCGGAACCAAAGATAAACGTCTCACCAACTAGATTATTGAACTTATCTGTAGCGTCTCTAGCTGCAGAGACGACGACATATTCATAACCCCCAAGTGGCTCTGAGAGCTTGTATAAACAAGCAGCTCCCTTTGCTTCTTGGATACTTTTAACTGCTACTGCACTTTTTCTAATTTGCATTAATTCTTTCTCCTTGGAGCCTCCGGTCGGACTCGAACCGACGACCTGCTGATTACAAATCAGCTGCTCTGGCCAACTGAGCTACGAAGGCATAACTCCGACAGTAGGGCTCGAACCTACGACCTAGCGGTTAACAGCCGCTTGCTCTACCAACTGAGCTATATCGGATCATATTGGTACCGATGGCGAGACTCGAACTCGCACGCCCTTACAGGCAACGGATTTTGAATCCGTCGTGTCTACCATTCCACCACATCGGCACGCGCCACCGACCATAAGATCGATGGGCAGTAGATTAATTTCGGGTTTTAACGAAACTATAAAGCTTTTCAGCTTCGGCAATAATTGCCTCTGTGGTGACGGGAACCCATTCCTTGGTTCGCTCATAATGCATATGTGCATTCGTCTGCAAGATATCTTGCGCTTGCCCTAAAAGGCCTTGGCGAATCTCATATCCGCTTGTGTTGTTTCCACTCATTTTATTCTCCTATGTGTGTGTGAAGTGAAGAGACATCAATGACGCCATGCCTCCCTGTGCGAGAAGTAAAAGGCTTTTGCCAGGGCAGGGGGTAGGGGGGTTGGCTAGAGACCTTAAAACTTCTAGTCAGCTTTTTTTCACTGACTTAAGTATTATACGAGTTGTGTATTTTTTTGTTAAATTATTTCGTCTACTAATCCGTATTCTAAGCAAGTATTCGCATCCCACCAAAGATCTCTCTTTAGAATATCTTTTAACTCATTCCGTGGAATACGAGTTCGCTCTTCATAAATCTTGATTATAGTGTTCATAAGTAGTTCACTATTTTTCATATCGTCCTTCATATCTTCAAACTTGCCCCACATTCCTGAGGAGATTTGGTGAATCAACATGAAAGCATGTCTATGCATCATTCTATGGTGGCCGCAAACGCTCATTATAGTTGCTGCAGAAGCGGCACAACCATCAATAACTGTGGTAACTGGAACCTTGCTATTGAGGATGTAATCAGCTGACGAAAGTCCAGCGAATACGCTTCCACCGAATGAATTTATATGTAAATAAATCCTACCGGGATTCATCTGCAAGGACTGTCCCCTATTATAGAGGGTGTTACCAATAGAGACTAAAGATTTATTTAGAGCCAAATTCTTAGCCCTAGTAACTTCAGAGTAAAAATAAATTCTGTTTCTACCGATATCAACTTTATTGTTATCAGAGTTTGAAGCAGCCTCGACCGCTGAGTCTGCTTTGCTCTCCCATAGGAGGTCTTTGTCTTGCATCATAAATAATTAGTATCCTATTTTATTTTGGTACACCCTACTGGGCTCGAACCAGTGACCTACGGTTTAGAAGACCGTTGCTCTATCCAACTGAGCTAAGGGTGCTTATGGTTGGGCAGACGGGATTTGAACCCGCGACCGGTGCTTTATAAGAACACTACTCTTACCCCTGAGTTACTGCCCATCAATCGGGGCGGTAGGATTCGAACCTACGACCCCCTGCTCCCAAAGCAGGTGCGCTAACCAGGCTGCGCTACGCCCCGAAAATGTGTAAATATATTATTAGCTTGGAGAATACATGTCAAGATAATTTTTCCAGTGACTGTGAAGTGTCTCTGATCTTCGACTTAACATACCTGGCCCGGTCAAGGGTCTAGGCTCTTTTAGAAGCTTCATTCCAGCTTGCTCTGGTGTCCTATTGCCTTTCTTTTGATTACAAGGCCTGCAGGATGCAACAATGTTTTCCCAAGATTTCTCTCCACCTTGGGACTTGGGTATCACATGATCCATTGTTAGATCATCAAAAGAAAAAACTTCTCTGCAGTATTGACAGGTATTATTATCTCTTAAGACAATATTTTTCCTAGTACACACTGGACGAAGAAAGTCAACATTAACAAACCTCTTCAATGCAATCACTGATGGAAGTTGGAAGATTTGCCTGGCGGAACGCACATAGGTCTCGTACAACTCAACAGCATAAGCTTTTTCAGTTAATACTAAAACTAAGGCGTCCCGCCAGGAAACAATCCCAACGGGCTTGTAAGCTGAATCTAATTTTAGAGTCAATAGCTCCATTATTAATAACTAGTAGTTTTATAGTAGGTTCGTAAGCAAAAGAACACCAACAGCATCAGCGGCCAAGACAGCCCACCATGCTAGACGATGCTCGCCACGAAGTAGCTCGCCACAGACATGGCCAACCTCATCACGTAGTCTATTCAACATAGTTTTTTTCCTTTCTGGTAAAGAAGGGGGAGGTCTTAACTCCAAAATCTTTTACCCATTCAGACTAATAATTAGTCATCTTCATCTCGTGAAGTGTCAAACTCAACACCGTAAGTCTTTGAAATTTCATGATATGACCTGACATTTAGGCCAAGAAAGTTCATACATTCGGTCTTAGTTCTTGTAGCCGAGACAGCGTATCTGAAGACGGCATCTTTTACAATATACTGCATCCCGTACCACAAAGGTAGACCAAATAATCTATTGTTTACGGAGTTGGATGCTAGCTCTAGCTTTATACCTATTATCTCTTCTAAAGTCAATGAATTTAACATGACTTCAAATTCTTCAGTTATCTTTCTTTCTCTTTTTAATCTTCTTATTAAGCTATAACTTTTTTTCTTTCCGTAAAGCTTCTTCTTCTTCGTCCAAGTCATTGGCACTACCTAATATTCCATAGCCAGCTATATCTTGCCAAGGGTTTTCTCCAAAGGCATCTCTTCTATTTGCAATTCTGAAAAGCTTATCAACCACTCTAGTGACAGCTAGCATATCTTTATACTGAGAAGGTTGAACACCATCAGGATAAAGAATTTTTAAAATTTCTTGTGATCTTTCAAATGAGCTTCCATAAGCTTCATTCTTCTCTTCTACTAGGTGGCCAATAGTAGCCCCTATGTTTGTATAAATTTCTTTCATAAAAAGATTATACAATAAAAGAAAATATATTTTTAGATTAAAATTAGAAACTAAAGATTAGATAATAAATCATCAAGATCAACAAAGCCTTCTAGCTCTTCGTCTTCTGTCAGCGTATTTATAACTTCTGTTAATTTTCCAACCGAGTCATCTGCCACCTTTTTTGTTTCTTCCTCGACTGTATTTAGGTCTGCCGTGGTTGTGGCTAGCGCTGTTTCAGCGCGGTTAAGATTTGCTTCTATATTCGCTAGAAGATATTTTGCGAATTCATCTCGGTCAACTTTGTCTCCAAGCCTAGCAAGTTCCGCAGCAACCTGGTTTTTTACAGCGTCGTTGAACGTTTGAACGGCGCTGTCTCTACCCGTATCATCGAGTTCTTCAACATCTAATCCAATCTCTTTAGCTATCTTCTCACCTTCAGGCGGTTCTTCGCCTTCTAATTCAATTATTCCCTCTTCGTCGTCGTCGCCGGGGGTGGCGTCATCTCCGACTCGTACTTTAACTTCCGCCAGGGCTTCTACCGGTTCCCCTGCTGACAAGTTCATCTCTGTCGTTTGAAGAAGGTTATCAACTAGGGCCATCAATACGACCTCGAATGATTCTCTTTGTTCTTTATCAGTGGTCAAAGCTTGGTAATCTTTTTTAATATTGGGTATAATATTATTTAAAACATCCCTTAACTTATTCATAGCAGTAGACTGCAAGGGCACTTCTTGTTTCGCCTCTGCGATTAATCCTCGCACTATTTTTCGAAGAGTTGCCTCTTCTAACTGCTCCCGCTCAGCTTGCAACCTTCGTTTTTGCAAAACAATCTTAATCGCAGAGCGAATGTTTTCTCTTAATAGTTTTTCTTCTTGACTTCTTTGGGAGGTGGCCATAGTTTAAAAGCTCCTGTATTAATATAAGTAGTTAGTTTCAGACTATCTTGACTTTTTTCTCTTGGGTTCTGGGGGATACTCTATCCTCCTGCCTCGTCGTCTTTTTTGTGGTCCTGGGAACGGCGCACCGAAACCAATAGCACCTACATTTGCACCCGTGCTTATTTCCTCAACAGTCTCTTCATCAAGAACCTCTTCAATTAAGTCAGTTATTTGTTTCAAGAGATCCTTCAGCTTCTGCTTCTCTTCTTTGTTCATTGTTAGATTTTTCCTTTAAATGCTTCCTCAAAGTAGAAGAACTTTGGAGACTTTGTAATGTCCCAACACACGGCCCATTTTCCTTTTGACAAAAGAGTGTTCATATACTCTAGTGCCCGCTCTCTTTTGTAGAACCTTTTGTATATTTTTCTACCTTGTTCGTTTTTAGTTGTTACCCCATAATCCCATTTTTCATACAAATTTAAGACCCCCCTTAAAATTTATTTTTTAACCCACCTCTTAATTAGATTCTGATACAGCGTATTTTGGTACCACTGATCATTTGTCTCTACTTTCTTAGGCTGTTGGTTGTTTTCGTTACCTTTCATGACTTCTTTCTTGCCATTGTCAGTATTCTCGTTTAATGTTTGTTTCATAGAATCTTCCCAATCTCTAAAGAATATGTTTCCTAGTTTGTAAGCTTGTTTCTCCAACCCTCTCATGAAGGGGTTGGTTTGAGCATAACCTAAAGACGTGTCAATAGGCCTGTCAAAGGCTCCCTTGCAGTTTTGATGGTGGTGTATCAATTCATGTGCGATGGACCTTAGAACGTCTTTTAGGTGCCTTCCATCAACAAAGACAGTGACAGTGCTAGAGTGCGGCTGATAGTGTGCGGTCTTTCTTAGTGGATTTCCCGCATCATCTGGGTCAACATTCAACTGAATCGTTGCAGGATGCGTAAACTTTAGTCTGTCGTCAATGTAGCCGTACAAGCTTGACAACAATGGTTCAACCTCATCAATATTTAAATCGGAATTATTTTCTATCTTACATCTCATTTTATTCATCAAGAGAGATCAGGCGATCCCCCGCTATCCATAAATAGTTTTTAGCGTACAACCAGTACACTTTTACGAAATTTTCATGTATTGTTATTACAATTCCTATGCCATTTTTTATGTTTGAGTTTTCTTGGATGTCTTCAGCAGTGCGATAAGATACGAGATCGCCCTTTTCTATGCTCTTGACACCACCTTTACACATGCAAGAAAGATTTCCGTCTCAACCCCTGTAGGATTGTCATTTCCCAAGGGAATGATCTTGGCCATTGCAACCTTTCTGCCTCCTCGAAAATCAACATATACACTAGTAACTATGCCTATTTTTTCGAGATACTCCTTTTCTCCATCTCTTTTCATTGTGTGCCAGCGAACGATATCACCTGTTTTCACTTGATTTATTTTTGAAGAGCCAAAAATGTTTTCTTTCTTATTCATCTTAAATCATCGGAAGGCACTTGTGTTCGACAACAGCACACACCCCATTTCTTAAAAATTCAATTACTCTCTCATTGGCCACGTTTTGTCCATATGATTTGAAAACTTCCACGAAAGAATCTGTCTTGGGATCGTGCACTCTGACAACCCAATAACTTAGCAGATCTCCTGTTGTGTAGTTCTGATGCATTTTAGTTTTCACCTATTGAGTAAAGTTCTTCTTCCGGTATTAAAATATAGATTGTTCCCACTTTCACTAAATGCCTACCCCTCGCGTCGGTGTCTAGTGAAACTCTTTTAACAACAGAGCCTCTGTATACTCTTTCCATTGACCTTGTTTCTGGGTTGAGATACCAGGCGTCACCACTTCCAGAAATCACTACACTTGGGTAATCTGATTTTTTCTTTTTATATAATTCTTCTATCAGCGGATCTTTTGTCATAAAATTTCTCCCCTATTATAAAATAGGGGGTTAGAATAGTTAAGTTACGTTAAGTTAAATATATTGTGTCCCTGTGGGGCCTGATGTTCTAGTTTTCTCTAGAGATCTCATAGGGGGAACATATTTTTTTGGGCTCTTTTGGGGGGGTGCGGGTCTTGTTTTTTTGGGGATGTCCCCTTGTGCTAACTCTGGAAAATAAGTATTTCTAATGAAAGCCGTTGCAATCTTCTGCGCCTGATCAACCTTTTCTTCTACATAGCCTTCATACCACTCTTTGAAAGTTTTCTCACCAGTAATTGCCGAAAGTTCACTCGTTGGAATTGGGGGAGGGTTCTTACTAAGTTCATCTATATATTCTTGTCGTATTGTTTCGTTTTCCAAAGGTTCTCTATTGTCAGTTTTAAAATCTGAAATCATATATTCGTAATATTTTTCAAAGATTTTAAATTCTTTATCTTGCCAGGTTTCAAATCTTTCTTGATCATCGGGCTCCAAGGATAGCGACTGAAGTGTTTTCTCACCTTCCGTTGGTTCCTTAAAGTCTTCGTCCTCAAAACTCAGAGACGGAGGAGGCTCTTGTTCAAAGATATATTTATCTATTTCTTCTTTGATTATTTGTTTAACTTGCTGTTTTGTAAACTTCATGGTACATTACATCCCTTAGTGTATAAATAGTATCCAATTTCTACTTATCAACGTGAAAAGAATCCAAGCTAAATACAAGAGATTATTATTAGAGTTAGAATTCCTCTATGAGGACCTTGAATATCACGAACAAGTACAAGATGACGCTCGAAGAGAGTTTCAGCAGGCATTTTTAGCCTATTGTAAAGAGCGAAACATAGATTATGAGACAGAAATCATAAAAGAGGACGTAAAAGACATAAAATCATCAGATCCAGACTCAATTAGTTTCCACGATGAGGACGGTGTAGACGTAAATGAGGACGTGCGACAGCTTGAAAAGAAGGGCAAACCAGAGGAAATAAGCAAGATTTTCAAGCAAATTGCAACAAAAACACACCCAGATAAGTACGTAAATGCCGAAAAAACGGTCCAAATGACCAATAAACAGGTGTTTTTGCAAGCAAAAAAGGCTGCAGAGGAGTCAAATTACTTCAAATTGCAGCAAATTGCCCGTAGAATGGGCCTAGATCTACCAGAACCGACCCAAAAACAGCTAAAATTGATGCAAGAAGAGGCCAGAAGGATAAAAAGTAAGGTAAAAGGCATCCAAAACACCGCTGCATGGATGTGGTACGACCTAGAAGACGAAAAAGAGCGCCGAAATCTTATGAAACGTTACTTTGACACTGTTGTCCGTCGCAACATGAACTAGTTTTTGCTCTTTTTCGGGCTCTTGGGCTCATTTTTCTCAAAAAAGTCTTCATTGAGCTTGCATCTGAGCCAAAGGGGGGCTTGATAAAAGGAAAAATAGCGTGAATTACCTGCATTGGAGCTGCAATTGCAAACCTAGATGCTATTTTAAGGGCAGCAAGTGCATGAGATAGGTAGGTTTCTCCCACTTCTTGTGGATGATCGGTAAAAAGTCTTAAGATTTTCATCTTCTAAGGGACTCTCTGATGTACTCAAGGACATTTTCAGCCTCTTCATACGTCAAAACGTTTGAGTAACCAGGCATATCATCACCTTTTCCATCTAAAATTGATGTTATAAGCTCTTGATCTGCAGTTTTTAGTCGTCTACGGTTCGCAAATAGGTTTGTTTCTTGGTTTGCACCTCTTCCATTGGGTCCGTGGCATGAATTACAGAACGATTCATACACTTCTTGGCCACTTCGAGCCTGCAAGAATGAAAAATTGAGGTCATTGGCAATGGTTAGGCCACCAATTAATAAACTTATTGCGAAATATTTCATAGTTTATTAATTGCTCTCTCGTATATATCCAAGCTGCCTTGGGTCGTGCTCTCTTGATACATCTATGCCACCTTGTTGAGCGTCCTTGTCCTGTGGTCTCTTCTCAGTATAGTATGGCTCTGTTTGTGAAGGCTGTCCTTTTTTAGTTTTTGGCGCTTGGTATGTATATTTCCCACGGCCAGTGAGGATAACATTACCCTTTTCATCTCTTAATTTGTAGTCAAAGGTATTACGAC